CAACAACAACAGCAGCAACAACAAGCGCCTGACCCAGAGCGACAGAAGTTCGAGGCTGAGATCGCCTTGAAGCGCGAGAAGATGAAAGCCGAGATCGCACTGAAGCAGGAAGAAATGAAGTTGGAATTTGAACTGCGACGCCAAGAACTCGAAGCCGAGTTGGCCTTGCGCGCTCAATCTGCACTGCTTGGCAATCCTGTGTCAGCCAACATGCCGAGGGCCTAGAGATGAGCATGGGCGGTATCGATTTTGTTGGCGCTCTCGGCGCGGCCCCTGCCGACGTGCAGACTGGTTTGGGCATTGCCGCTGCAAACGGATATTCCGGCGTCGACAGTGGCAACCAACTAAGCATCCCACAGTACTCGCCAGAACAGGCTGCGCTCGCGAATGCAGTAGCGACTGAACTCGGGCAAACTACGTCCGCCGATCAGCAAGCCGCTATCAGTAACGGGGTGCTGGCCCAACAAAACCTGGATATTGCACGACAGCAGGAAGCTGCGCGTCAGGCATACGAACAACAGCAAGCCCTTGCCACCGAACTACAGGCAGGTCTTCTTGATGAACAAGCGCGCTCGTCAAACTACGACCCATACGCCCACGGCACTGCGTCGGGTTCGCCAACCGGCGCAATAACCTTTGACCCCATTTTTGGTGACTACCACGGGCTTAGTAGATTCGGCCCAGCTATCGCACGCGATCCGAGCGGCAATGCTTTGCTTGGGCACACTATTCTCGGAAACATCCCCTACATGGGGATAGGCGCGGCTGCACGAGGGTTCCTTGGCGGAGCATCACCCTTCGCTAACGTCAGCAACTTCATGGACAACATCACGCCAGACAACGAGTTCGGCGATTTTCCCGGCGACGCTGTATCGCCGTCGCTACCCGACGCGCCGTCTGCACCGCCAGTGACCCCAGTGGCCGGTGACGTGCCTGCCGTTGTGGCAGCACCGACGCCGTCGCAAATCTTTGCTAACGCGCAACCGTACCATCGCCCGACATTGCTTGATCAAGCGCCGGTTGGCATGGCGAATTTTGACGCGCTGAACCGCGACTTCAATTTGAGCTACGCCATGCGGCCTGACATTTACCAGAACCCGCCAGCGCTCGACTTGCTGGGTCGGCAGGGCTTTGTGCCCCTTTGAACGATGGGAAATTGCGCGCCGAAGCAGATCGCGGCGCACGCGCTGCGGCGTTGTTGCAGAACGACATGCTTGTCGAGGCCTTTGAAGTTTTAGAAGGACGCTACGCAGAGGCGTGGCGCTCCAGCCCAATGCGCGACAACGAGGCGCGCGAATATTTCTACATGCTGACCACGGCGCTCAATGCGTTGCGTCAGCAGATCACCACTGTCGTGGAGACAGGCAAGCTGGCTGAACACCAGTTGCATAACCCCAACAAAAAATAGGTGAACGATGAGCGACACCGGGATGCCTGCGGGCACTGGTTCTATTTCGCAGCACGAAGCTGTGGAAGCACTCCTAGGTAGGCAAGCCCCGGCTGAAGAGCCGGTAAGCGAAACTGTCGAAGAGCAAGAAGCTGATACCGAAGAGGTTGAAGCGTCACCCGAAGACGAAGCCGAAGACGAGGCCGGTGTCGAAACCCAAGCCGAGGACGAGGCGGAAGAAGAAGGTGAGCTAGAGGAAGTCGAAGTTGAAGAAGAGACCCTCTACACAGTCAAGGTGGATGGCAAACAGCAAGATGTCTCAATCGAGGACCTTGTGAAGAGCTTCCAGCTTGAATCAACCGCGCAGAAGCGTCTATCCGATGCAGCCGATCAGCGAAAGCAGATCGACGCAGACCGGACGGCGGTAGCGCAAGAGCGTGATCGATACGCTCAAGGCCTGCAACAGATCGCTGCTACCTTACAGGCGCAGCAACATTCGGAAGCTGATCTGGCAAAGCTGAAGGAAGACGATCCTTTCGCGTACCAGGAGGCCAAAGTAGCCCAACTTGAAAGAACTGAAGCTGCCCGCCGTATCGCGGGAGAGCAGCAGCAGTTGTTTCAACAAAAAATCGCACAGGAAAGCGCGCAACTTGTCGAGCGCATTCCCGAGTGGCGTGACCCCGAAGTTCGTCGCAGAGAGCAAGACGCTGTCGTGACGTTCGCAAAACGGGTTGGCTTCACCGACCAGGAGCTATCGCAGGCCAGCGATAGCCGGGCAATCGAGGTGCTACGCAAAGCGCATCTCTACGAGGAACTAATGAAAAATGAGGTTCCAAAGGTGAAGAAGAAAGTCGCCAAGGCCAAGCGAATGGTCAAGGCAGGGCAGCCGAAAACACAGATGCAGGTCAAATCGGACAATCAGCGGAAGGCCTACGAGCGTTTCGCGAAGGCGGGTAGCAAGGATGCTGCCGTCGAATATCTGCTCAATAAAACTTAAAGGAGTGTAGCCTCATGGCTGTATACAAAACGAGCGACGCGGTAGGCGCTAGAGAAGACCTCTCTGACGTAATCTCGCGTATCGACTCAGACGAAACGCCAATCTTTTCCAACGCCAAAAAAGAAGTCACAAAGGGTGTGACACATGATTGGCAAGTGCAGGAGCTTACTGCTGCTGCTTCCAACAATTACGCCGCTGAGGGTGCGGACTTCTCGTTTGCCAATCCCACGGCAACTACCAGGCTTGGTAATGTCCACCAGGTCAGCATTCAAGCAGCGTCGGTTTCCGGCACTCTTGATGCCGTAGATAAAGCAGGCCGGGACAAGGAAACGGCTTGGGTGAAGGTCATCAAAGGCTTAGAACAAAGGCGCGATATAGAAAAATCGTTGACCATTGACCAAGCCAAGTCAGCTTCTGATCCTCGCAAGGCCGCCGCGCTTCCAGCGTGGATGACTAACGTCAGCAAGGTCAGCCCGTCGACGACTGCCGCCGGTACAGGTGCAGACGTTTCTGACGGTGCTGGCACCAATGCCGCGTTGACGCTCGCGAAGATCGACGCAGCAATGCAAGCTGCTTTTGAAGACGGCGGGCAACCAAATATCATGGTTGTCTCTCCGGCTAATAAAGTGGCGTTCTCCGATCTGTCCTCGGGCAGCGTCGTCACGAACCAACTGACGATGACCGCACCAAAGGAAGCGACCATAATTGGTGGGGTCAGCGTATTTTTAACTGACTTCGGCCAGTTGAACGTCACGATTGACCGCTTCTGTGCGAATGACAGGATTTTCCTGCTTGATACTGATTACTACTCAATCGGTCATCTCCCCGGTCGCATGTTCAGCGTTTCGGATATCGCTCCAACGGGGGATGCCACGAAGTTCGGCATCACGTCGGAGTGGACTTTGATTATGAAGGCGCCAAAAGCTAGCGCAATGGTCATGGACCTTTCGACTTCGTAAACGATTGAAATTGGGGCGGCTTCGGTCGCCCCTTTTTTCTGCGGAGAATTTATGAGCAAGAAACTTATCTCTTTCGACCCGGTCACGAAAAAGAAGACGTGGCTAACTGAGGACGTTGACGGCCTGGGTTTTGAAACGCAGCAAGATACCTCGGCCATTGTTGATGCTGCTAAGGCGCAGGAGATTGACTGGCGTCCTGGCCAAATGATTGGCAACACGCAGAAGCATCAGCAGAAGGTGGCTGAAATTCCAAACGTCATCTACTACGACCTGCTGAAGAGGTTTGGCGATCCAAAAGATAATCCGAAGGCGTGGAAGGCTTGGCTGAATGACGCCGATAATCGCGCCTTCCGCACGACCGGCGGGAGCATCTAGTCATGGCACTTGCCAGCTACAGCGATCTAAAGACGGCGGTGGCGAACCACCTCGCACGATCCGATCTTACGGATGAGATCGATGACTTCATCGATCTGGCCGAGGCCCGCTTGTCGCGCGAGTTGTCCTCTCGCTCGCAGCAAAAGCGTGCCACCGCCGCCACGACTGCGGGCGATGAATACGTCACGCTACCGACTGATATGCGCAGCGTGCGCTTGGTGCGGCTCAACACTGATCCACGGGTTGTCCTAAACTTCGTGACGACGAACGATCTGTATCGCCTTTACCCGAATAGCGGGCAGGGCAAGCCTCGTGCTTACACGGTGTTGGGCACTGAACTCGCTCTACGTCCAATACCCGACGACACCTACACTATCGAATTGGTCTATGCGGAGGGTGTAAGCGCATTGAGCGCCAGCAACACGACGAACACCGTGCTGCTGCGATACCCGGACACCTACCTCTACAGCACTATGGCAGCCGCTTATCGTTTCCTAATGGACGAGCAGCGCGCCAACTATTTCGACGGCCTGACGACACGGTCAATCGAAGACATCAACAGCAGCGAAGATAAAGCTCGCTATCACTCTGGTGGCCTCGAAATGAAAGCTGCCTTTCACGGAGAACTAAGACGATGAGCGCATCTAACTATCTAGAACTCGAACTACTCGATCATGTGTTGCGCGTCGGCGCTTACACAATGCCCAGCGGGCTCTACGTCGGACTCTCGCTCGAAAGTTTTGCAGATGCGGGTTCCGGCACAGAACTGTCTGGCTCAAATTACTCGCGCAAGGCTGTCACGTTTGCTGCCGCTTCGAGCGGATCGGCGGCATCTAACGCCGCCGTCGAGTTTGACGCAGCGTCGGGAAGTTGGGGCAGCGTAAGCCATTTCGGAATTTTCGATGCTGCAACAAGCGGAAACCTGCTCTTTCACGGAGCATTCTCCGCAGCAAAAACCATCGCCACAGGTGACGTTCTGAAAATTGCGTCTGGTGCAATCACGATCACGATGGACTAACCGTGCCCTCGGATATTGTCGGCCCCAATCTTGACCAACTCGACGCCTGGGGAGGCCTCGACAGCCTAGCTCACTCTCTCGACAGTTCCGTCTGGGACAGCGTCGCGCTGCGCTATGTCTCAGGGTCTAGCGCCACGACGGTCGCCACCGCAGGTGCGGCGGTCAGAATGCAGCTTGCTGTTGGCTCAGTCGCCGCAACATTCAGCGAGAGCGCTTCGGCTGTACGGGTACTGTTCGGCGTTGGGTCGTCGGCGGTCACCTTCACGACAGCGGGTGCGAGCTATTTAGTTCACCTCGCGGTTGGCAGCGTGGCTGTGTCTGTCACACCAGCAGCGTCGGCGGTCAGAGTGCAATTGGCCGAAGGCTCGATCAGTGCGGCAGTGTCAACAGCAGGCACGGCCATCGGTGTAATCTACACGACACCCGACAGCATCGCCGTTTCGTTTACTCCGGCTGCTGCAAGCGTGGGTGTGTTGTCAGTCGTCGGTCCTGTCACGTTCTCGATGACGGTAGACGCAGCAGAAAATGCTTTGGGTGAAAGTTGGTCTGACATTACTCCTGCCGCTGCGGCATGGACGACGGTCACACCGGACGCAGCGAATTGGGCAACCGCATGAATAAATTTGGTGAATTTCTGCCAGATCAGCCGGGGTTTGCTAACCCTGGCGTGACGCAGGCGACGAATGTCGTGCCGGTCGCTGCTGGCTATAAAAGTTTTAATGCGATGAGTAGTTTCTCAAACGCTGCGACAGCGTATTTGCGTGGCATCTTTGCGGGCAAGGGGAGCGACGGTACTACGAACGTCTTCGCTGGCGATGCTACGCAACTCTACAAATACGCATCGAGCGACAACGACCTCGACAATGTCTCAAAGTCTGGGAATTACACGCTAGCCACTGCCGACCGTTGGAAATTCGTGCAATTCGGCGACCGTATTATTGCGGCGCACGGCACCGACGACATTCTTCAAAGTTACGTTATCGGTACGTCGTCTCTCTTCGCGGACCTAACTGGCTCGCCTGCGGCACAACACATCGCAGTCGTGCGTGACTTCGTTGTGACGGGTAACGTCAAATATGGAGCAACCACTTACCCACGCCGCGTGCGCTGGAGTGGCATCGATGACGCAACAGCGTGGACCATCGGCTCCGACCAATCCGACATCCAGGACATCAGCGATCTCGGGAACGTCACAGGCATCGTCGGCGGAGAATTTGGCACCGTGCTATGCGAGCGCGGCATAGTGAGGATGAGTTACGTCGGGTCGCCGATCATCTTTCAGTTCGACAAGGTCGAAACCAGTAGGGGTTGTCCTTACCCCGGCAGCATTTGCAACGTCGGACCAGCGGTCTTCTATCTCAGCCAAGATGGCTTTTATGTCTTCGATGGAGCGAGTTCGACCAGTATCGGCAACGAGAAAGTTGATCGCAGCTTTTTTGCGGAGTTCAACAACACCGAGGCTGCACGGATGACCAGTGCGGTTGATCCGCGCAACCAGTTGGTGATGTGGAGTTACCCCACGTCTGGGTCCACGCCAAATCGCATTTTGATTTACAACTATGCCCTCGGGCGCTGGTCGAAGATCGAGCAAGACAACGACCTCGTGTCGTCATTTTTTTCACCGACCCAAAGCCTGGACAGCCTGGACAACGTAAACACCTCGCTCGACGACCTTGGCACGTCGCTTGACGATGCGCTCTGGGTCGGGGGCGAATACCTAGCTGGTGGCGGCAAGGACAATAAGATCACGCGATTCAGTGGTGCTCTCTTACCGGCAACCATTGAGGTCGGCGAGCTAGAGGCGACACCTGGCTTGGCGTCAACGATGACGAGCATCCAGCCATACGTTTCGGCAGCCGTTGGGACAACGCCAAGTGTGTCTGCGCAAGTGGCTACACGATCAAGACCTTTCGACACACAGACTTATAGCGATGCAGTGTCGGTCAACTCAGACAACATTATACCGGTGCGAACAGCAGGTCGGTTTCATCAAGTCAAATTTACCGCAAGCGACTTCGATGTTTTCCAGGGTTTCGACTTGACGCTGCAAGCCGGTGGCTTGCGTTGACCGCTTACAACTTCCGTCGCACCACGGCGTTAAGCACGCCGCGCGAAGTCTCGGAGGTCGTCAACGCTCTATTAGATGGACGGTCGAACAACACGGGCAGCGTGACATTACGCACGAGCAATACGACAACCGTCGTAACAGATTTACGATCTGGGCCGGACAGTACAATATCGCTAATGCCGACCACGGCGAATGCATCCGCTGAAATTGGTGCTGGCACGATTTACGTTTCTACACGCGCGAAGCAGTCATTCACGCTAACGCACGCCAGCAATAGCCAGAGCGACCGCACTTTCGCTTATAGCGTAATTGGATGAGTTCGACCGACTAGCGCCGCACATACAGGCGGCGCTCGATCATGCGAACAACAGTCACACGCTCGACGACGTGCGCCGAATGATCGGCGAAGGAAACGCGCAGTTCTGGCCACTGAACAACTCGGTGATCGTCACCGAGATCGTGAGCTATCCGGCAGGGCGCAGTGTGCGCTTTTGGCTCGCGGGTGGTGACCTGAATGAGTTGCTATACGCCGAGCCGGTCGTAACGCGCTGGGCAAAAGAAGAATACGGCTGCACCCGTTGCGAGATCATCGGGCGAAAAGGCTGGACAAAGAAACTGAGCGACTACAAAGCAGCAGCGGTCCTGCTGACTAAGGAGATTTGAAGATGTCAAAAGGCGGCAGTAAGACGGTGCAAAGCGAAAGCTCAGTGCCGGACTTCATCAAACCGTTCTATGAGACGGGGCTTGAAGAGGCCAAGCGCCTCTACGAGGCGGGCGGGTCAGAATATTACCCTGGCTCGACCGTTGTCGGCATGGCTCCAGAGACGCAGCAGGCGTTGAGCATGACGCGAGATCGCGCGCTTGGCGGCTCGCCTCTCACCCAAGGTGCGCAGGGCTACACGCAAAACGTACTCGGCGGGCAGTTCCTGGGGCAGAACCCGTTCTTGCAACAGGCGCTTAATCCGACTTTTGACGCCATCACAGATCGTGTGAACTCGCAATTCGCTCGAAGCGGTCGCTACGGCTCTGGCGCACACGCCGACGTGCTGTCGCAAAATTTAGCCGATACAGGCGGGCAGCTTGCGTATCAGAATTATCAGCAAGAGCGTGGACGCCAAGACGCTGCCTCGCGCATCGCGCCACAGATGGCCGACCTCGACTATCAAAACTTCGCCCGGCTGCAAGGCGTAGGTGCCGCACGCGAAGCGCAGTCCGGCGCAGAGTTGCAGGATCAGGTCGCACGTTATCAATTCGAGCAGACGCGACCGCAGCAAAATCTAGCTGACTACCTAACTGCGGTGCGTGGCGGGACGTTCGGCCAGACACAGACACAGCCGGTGTTCCGAAATCAAGGTGCTGGCTTCCTTGGTGGCGCACTCGGTGGCGCACAGCTTGGCAGCATGATCCCCGGCGTAGGCCCGCTCTTTGGCGCAATAGGCGGCGGCTTGCTTGGAGGCTTCGCATGAGCCTGAACCGAGGCGTGCCAATACAGGCGATCAACGACCAAATTCGAAATGCCGCGCGCATGCGGCCAGTGCTTGGCGCATCAGGCGCGCCGGTCGGCCCGATGCCGGGGATGGTGAGCACTGCGATGCAGACGGCTCGTGGAATGCCGCAGCAAATGCGGATGCCTGCTATGCCACGAGGCAACGCGGGCATGGCTGGTCTGCTGCAAATGCTGACGCCATCGATACAGCCGAAGGGTTTGCTTGGCACCAGCTTTAACGATCCGCGCACGCAGGCCAACTTGGCGATGGCGGGCAAATTGATGGAGCAGGGTGGCTATACGCAAATGCCTACGTCACTCGGGCAAGGTCTTGGGAGTGCATTGCAGACGAGGCAGGCAGTGCTTGCGCAACAGCAGGGAATTGAAAACGCGCGACGGCAGCAGGGCATTCAAAACGCTATTGCCATCGCGTCGATCAAGCCGAATAAGCTATCGGCGATGGACGGAAAGATCGCCGCTGGCATGCGAGCGGGCCTGTCTTACAAAGAAGCCTTCGACAGGGCGATATCATCGGGCGGGACTAATATCACGATGGGCGCTGGGCGACCGGGTCAGGCGGCTTTCGTCGAGGCTTTCAAAGAAACGGCTGATAGTACCAAAAGCTCAAACCAAATAATTCGAGACATTGATCCGCTAATTGATCTGCTCGCAAACGGTTTGCAGACAGGCTTTGGTCAGTCAGCGGTCCTTGGTACTCAGCGCATTCTAGCGCGGCTGATGCCAGACGCATCCCCAGAAATGCTGAACTCTATAGCCGCAGGTGAGCAGTTTGCCGCGACGCTGAATACGATAATTCTGCCCAAGGTCAAAATGCTGGGCATTAACCCAACGGATGCTGATCTTAGATTTGTCAAAGGCTCGATGGCAGACCTTAGTAAAACGCCGTTGGGCAATATGGTTTTGCTGAAAATGGTGCGGCTGCAAGAACAGAGAACCCTTGCGCTTAACGAAGCCGAGCGAAGCTACATGGAGAAAAACTTTGGGGACGAAGAACCGATCAAGGTGCTGATGGGAGCTAGACGGGCAAGGGACGCCGTGCCTAGTCAGAGGCCAGATTTGTTTGGCGATGATGTGGTTGCGAAGCTGCGTGAAGAAGCGCGCGCCGCAGTGAGTGCTAGCAGGCAGGGCGAACCCGATTTCGACATAACTGACTTTACGACCGGATAATCACAATGGCAGAGATCAAAGATATCGTTTCAGCAATGACGGCCCTGCAAGGCGAACTGGAAAAAGCACCAGTCTTGAATGCAAAGGGTCAGGAGATGCTCGAAGCGCTTCAAAGCACTGAGACAGGCACGCTCGCGCAGCAATACGCACAAGGCGTCACTGCATCCTTCAGTGACGAATTGGCTGCGACATTCGACTCGTGGATCGGCAAGTATTTCAGTAATAACCCGATACAGTCGATTGCTGGAAAAGCTGGCGTTGCAGAAGACGTCTCGGCCTACGAAATGAACCTCGCGCAAGAGCGTCGCGGCATGCAGAACTACGCTGCCGAAAACCCGCTGAAGTCGATGAGCGCGCAAGCCGCAGGTGCCCTGACGACGGCAGTCGTCCCCGGCCTGGGCCAGACGGCTTTGTTACGCGGTACCGGACAGGCCGTGCGCCAAGTCCCCACGATGGGCAGGGCAATAGGTATTGGTACGGCAGCAGGCGCTGCGGAAGGCTTTGGCGCAGGGGAGGGTGGCCTCGGCAATCGTGCTGCGAGTGCAGCCGGTGGTGGTGCTATGGGTGGCGTTTTGGCCCCGGCTGGCGAACTCGCAAGGCGTGGCATTGGCAGCGTGGCGCGAGGTGTCTCTGCTGCAATCGATACGCCGCAAAGATTTGGTCGCCGCACCGCTCAGAAAATGCTGCGCGAAGCGTTGCAGGACGATGGGCTGGGCACGACCGACGACGCGATGGAGAAATTCTTAGAAGCGTCTGGATTGCCCTACACGCTGGCAGAACTCGGCGAGAACCCTCGTGCCCTACTCGACGCCGCAGGTGTCCTGCGGGGGCCGGGCAAGTCGGAGGCCATGAAATTCTTGCGTGATCGCAGCAGAGGCAAGGCTGGCAGGATTACCGGGTCTCTCAGAAAAATCTTGGGCAAGCGCGGCGCGTTCTTTGAAGACTACGCGGCTATGTTTGCTGCGCGAAGTAAGGTCGGCGACAAACTTTACACACTCGCGCATAAGCAAGACATCGAAGTTACGCCGGGCATCATTAGTGTCCTTGGAACTACAAGCGCTCAAAACGCTGTAGCCCGTGCGGCCCGCTTGGCTGACCTAGACGGCGTGAAATTGCCCAACATTATCGTCAGAAAAGGTAAGCTGTTGCTTGACGGCGAGGAGGTAAAGGCAGTTAACACACGCTTTCTGCATTACATCAAGATGGGCCTTGATGATGAGATAGGTGATGTCTTCACCAGTGGGATAGGCGCGACTGAACGTCGAGGTTTGACTGCTTTGAAGAACAGGTTTCTGGATGAGATCGACGGACAGAACAAAGCGTACAGGACAGCGCGAGACTACTGGGCCGGTGAATCATCCGTTATTGATGCAATGGAACAGGGTCGGTCAATCTTACGACAGCACCCAGAAGACCTGTCTTTGCAGATGCAAAAATGGAGTAAGTCCGAAGCAGAGGCGTACCGCAATGGAGCGATGAGCGCCATCATAGACGCCGTCGAAAATTCGGTCGAAGACGCCGACACCGCACGCGATCTATTAAAAAGTGTGAAGAAGAAAAAACTCCTACGCCTAACTTTTGAGCCGGGGGAAGCGGGCGACAAGCAATTCGCAGAGTTCACGCGGAACCTGCAAAAGGAAATCGACATGGCCGATACCTTCGGCGGTGTACGAGGCAATAGTAAAACTGCCGCAAGGCAAAAATCTGTGGATCGCATTCGCGAGGCCGTGGCAGAAGGCTCTACGCCGCCAAGCAGTATTTTTGAAGCTGTGACGCGCATCATTCGCAGCGATATCTCTGGTGTTGCTGAGAGCCGAGAGAGAGCGGTTGCGAGCGAGTTGGCAAAGATGCTGACCGAGGCTGACCCTAAAAAAGTGGAGCGCATTCTAAGTTCTCTCGGCAAGCGTCGCCTATCGGCAGTGCTGCCGGGCATTACGGCAATGCTTGCCCGCCCGGTATTCGACCCTGCCGCACTCGGACTAATTGGCGGACAGCAGGGTGGGCCGCCAGCACAGACGATCCTTGGGCCGCAGGCGACAGGCCTACTCGGCGCTCTCTGACCAACAGACGACACAACCTGCCCAGCCC